GTTTGACGGGCTTGACCCCACCGCCGCCGCTGTGAAGCGATGGAGGAGGGCAGAGCATTCGTGCAAACGGACGAACCAGCGACTCCGCGCCTGGCACCGAAGACTTTCCAGTCTTCGACCAGGCGTTCAGAATAAGGACATGCCTTATCTGACCTGGATCGAGAGAGCGAGAACTTTCATATTAGCAGTTCTTGGTGATGAACCTCCTGTTGATGTGATATTGGGGAAGTGCAGAAATGGCCCAGGGGCAACCGTCGGTGTGAGCGGTGACGCAACACACTATATACGGAAGCTCAAGGGTCGGTGGGATGTTTCACCCACTGCTGCACATTACGCGAAGCGCGCTCTCGCAAGGGATTGCGCTTACTGGGAGGAGGTTGGCCTTTCGAAAGATGGGTTGATCTGCTTTGACGATGACCAGTTCATCGCTCGGGTCTCAGAACGCGTGGAGTTAATCCACTACGATGAAACGCTTCTGGTTCCTAAGAACGCGAAGACACACCGCTTCATTTGCAAACAGCCCACGCTAAATTGCTTCGTGCAACTAGGTGTTGGTGACTGGATGTCGGAGCGGTTACGGAGTTTCGGTTGCGACCTGCGCGACCAGTCTAGAAACCAACGCCTCGCGGCGGTGGGATCGAAGGCTGGCTTCAATGCGTGGGCGACAATCGATATGGAGATGGCTAGCGACACGATTAGTTTCGAGGTCGTAAAGCTCCTCCTTCCGGCTGAGTGGTTCCTATTCCTTAATCGGATTAGGACTCCTTTTTATAAGGAGATAGATGAAATGGGAGGTTCTATTGTTCCTTACGAGAAATTCTCGGCAATGGGCAATGGCTTCACGTTTCCTCTCGAAACCCTCATATTCATGGCATGCGCGCATGCTGTGAATCTCGCGTCACCCCAGGATTTCTCCGTCTACGGGGATGACATCATTTTGAGGCAAGCTGATTCGTTAGCCTGTATTGAGATGATGACCTTTCTTGGATTCCGAACGAACGTCGAAAAAACGTTCCTCTTCGGGCAGTTCAAGGAGTCTTGTGGGTCAGACTACTTCGACGGAATTAACATCCGTCCTGCTTATGTTAAAGGTGAAAGGGTTGAGCCCGAACACCTCATAGGGATTCATAATCGCGTGATGCGATCAGAATTTCTCGTTATGCACAAGCTTGCGCATCGATTGCGCAAGTTGTGGGATGTCTTCGGTTTCCGTAAAGTCCCTTGGACGTCTATAGCTTCGGCCGATCAACTCGGCTTTGCTACGGACTCTCCAATCGACCTAGGTCCTTGGCATCACGGTTGGGGGCGCAATCGCGCCTATCAATTCATAGTGACTCCTATGTATGACACCGAAGTGACCGCTTCAAGCGGTTTTCTTGCCATGTCCTCGATCCTTTCGGGGGCTGTTGAGCAGGACGAAGGGGTTTACTCCTTCGCACTCCGGCGCCGTATTAAGCGACGTGTCAGGCTTGAGGATGCGGAATCTCGCGATTCTGCACTCTTGGGCCTGGCTCGTGCCATACGGGTAGTATGCGATCAGCGTGAGTTGATCGCGAACCAGAG